TTTGTAGCTACGGCGAGCGGAGGTGGGAATAATAATGGCTGAGTATTTTGCAGAAAGAACGTGCGATGTGTGTGGAACCAGAGTTGCAGTCAAAAAAAGGTTGTTCTTCAAGACGTATTACGACTATACAAGGATTCGCTTCAACGGAAGAAATGAGCGAGCTATCTTGTGCCAAAAATGCTATGCGGACATGGTGCTGGAATTGCGCGAAAAGCTTGAGGGAAAGAACCATGCTGACGATCACGATTAAAGCCAATATTCCCGCCGCCGATGCGCAGGGCATCAAGGAGCGCATCGCAATGGACATTGAGCGCTATGGAGACTGTAAGGTCGTGAGCATCGTGAGCGACCGGGGACGAGAAGAACAGCTACGAATGAAAGGAGCCAAATTATGAGCATCAACACCAAGAAGTACACCAAAGAGCAGATGGCGAATATGGTGGAGGACGCGCAGACGGAAGTGCAGGAGTTGAAGCGAGTAAACGCCGCCCTGACCGAGCAGGTCAGCCAGAAGAACGGCGAGGCCATCACCCGCGAGAACGTGATCGCAAACCTGCAAGCAGACGCGGATGCGCTGCGAAATAAGCTCGCTGACACTGAGGCGGCGCTTGGGCGGGCGAACGACGATCTTTCTTTTAAGGGGACGGTCATTGATGTAATGCGTGACAAGCGATACAACGCCGAGCAGCGCGCCAATTACGCAGAAGCCCACCCGTGGAGAAACCTGTGGGCATGGTTCAAAAGGAAGCTCAAAATGGCATAAGAAGAGGCAGGGCGAAAGCCCTGCTTCTTTTTGCTGCGGGAGAGAGGGGAAGGGGGGATTATAGGGGGGATAGGGAGAGAGTGCTATACGCAGGATGTATCTATGTTGTGTGTATGTAACTATACAGAGGAGAGCGCAGAAAGGGAAGAGAAAGTTTCCGCGCCCGTGGTGAGAAATAAAAGATGTCGTGTTACCGTCGGAAATAGGAAGCTCGGTTCTCCGAGCGGGGATAAGAATGCTGCGCGATAAGGCCGAGGACGGGGGGCTTGCAGCATAAAAAAGAAAGGCGGTGGCGGCATGGCGAAAATTGGGCATCCTCCAAAATATGCGACGGTTGAAGAAATGCAGGCCGTCATTGACCGATACTTTGAAGATTGCAAGGGTGAGCCAATCATCGGGGACGACGGGATGCCGATTCTCGACAAATTCGGGCAGCCGTTTATCATTCATCAGCGACCGCCGACGGTGACGGGGCTGGCGCTCGCGCTTGGATTTACAAGCCGTCAAGCGCTGCTGAACTATCAGGCGAAGAAAGAGTTCGTTGACACGGTTACGCGCGCGAAGTCCCACATCGAGGCTTACGCAGAGGAACGCCTCTTCGACCGAGACGGTCAGCGTGGCGCGGAATTCAGCCTGAGATACAACTTCCGCTGGGTAAATGACGAGAAAAAGGACGACGGCGGAGAGAGCGTGTGCGGGGTGGCAGAGCTGCCCGCGGTAATGCCTGTTCCGCAGGACGCGGGAGGTGATGCAAATGGCGAAGCGTAGCGTGGTATGGAAGCCGCAGCCCAAGCAGGCACTCTTTATGAGCCGATGGGAGGATGAGGCTCTATACGGCGGCGCAGCCGGTTAGGCGGGGGGAAATCCGATGCGTTGGTCATCGAGGCATTGCGGCAGGTGGATATCCCGTATTACAAGGCGATCATTCTGAGAAAGACCTTCCCGCAGCTTGCCGAGCTCATTGACAAGACGCTGAACTACTACCCGCGGATTTATCCGGGCGCGCGCTACAACGGCAGCAGCCACACGTGGACATTTCCGAGCGGGGCGAAAATACTCTTCGGCTCGATGCAGTACGCAAAGGACAAAATCAAGTATCAAGGCCAAGCGTATGACTTTATTGCATTCGATGAGCTGACCCACTTTACGTGGGAGGAATACAGCTACCTCTTTTCCCGCAACCGACCGAACGGGCCGGGGACGCGTGTATACATCCGCAGCACGGCGAACCCCGGCGGCGTGGGGCACGGATGGGTCAAGGAACGTTTCATCACGGCAGCGCCGCCGATGAGGACCATCCGCGAGGATGCGGTCGTGCGCTTTCCGGATGGGCACGAAGAACATCGGCAGAAGAGCCGAATCTTCGTGCCGAGCACGGTATTCGACAATAAGATACTGCTCAAAAACGACGACAGCTATTTGACGCGCCTTGCGTCAATGCCGGAGGCAGAAAAGAACGCACTGCTCTACGGCGATTGGGATACGTTCTCCGGGCAGGTGTTTACCGAGTGGCGCAATGACAGCGAACACTACCGCGACCGCATCAATACGCACGTCATCGCGCCGTTTCATGTGCCGAAGGAGTGGCCGATCTGGTGCGCAATGGACTGGGGCTATTCAAGGCCGTTTGCCATCGGCTGGTTTGCGGTCGACCAAGACAGGAGGCTCTACCACATCCGGGAATATTACGGCTGCACGGGCACGCCGAACGAGGGCGTGAAGATGGAGCCGACGGCGGTTGCCCGCGAGATGAAGCGCATTGAGGCAGAAGACCCAAATCTCAAGGGGAGGAGCATCTTCCGTGTGGGCGATCCCGCCATTTGGGGTACGCAGGGCACGGAGAGCATCGGCGCTCTCTTTGAGCGCGAGCGTGTCTACTTTGAGAAGGGGGATAACGCCCGCATCGACGGTAAGATGCAGCTGCACAACCGATTCGCGTTCGATGAGAACGGCGTTCCGATGCTGTATATCTTCGATACGTGCAAAAATTTCATTCGCACGGTGCCAAACCTCGTTTACGACGAAAAGGACGTTGAGGACGTGAACACCGAGCAGGAGGATCATATCTACGACATGACACGCTATGTGTGCATGGAGAATCCCATTGCGGCACGGGTAAATAAGCCGCCGAAGCTGGTCTCGTACGACCCGCTGGACATCAATACGCCGAGCTACGACAGATACGCGTGGTTCCAACACAACTGACAGGAGGGGAAGACATGGCAGGGACGAGAAAATTCCCGCAGACGCAGCAGCAGGCCGACGCGGCTGGCGCTGCTGCGATGTTGGATGCAAAGGCAGAAGCGCCGCTTGTAGGCGCATTCCGCGACAGCGACGCGGCGATGAGCAGCGGCGTAGCCATCGGCAGCAAGGATATCGGTGACGCCGTAGAAACGCTGCAAAAGTACAAGCAGGGCAAGAGCAACTTCGAGAATCGCATTATCAGCGAGGAGCGCTGGTGGAAGCTGCGGCATTGGGAGGATATCCGACGCGGGGCGAAAGATGCGGGGGAATCGCCCGAGCCTGCGAGTGCATGGTTGTTTAACTCGATCATGAATAAGCACGCCGACGCGATGGACAATTACCCCGAGCCCGTATGCCTGCCTCGCGAACAGAGCGACGAGGAAAGCGCGCAGACGCTCTCGTCCGTGCTGCCGGTCATCATGGAATACAACGAATTTGACAGCACATACAGCTTCGAGTGGTGGGAAAAGCTCAAACACGGTGTGGCAATCTACGGCGTGTTCTGGGACAAGGAGAAAGACAATGGGCTCGGCGACATCGCTATCGAGGGTATTGACCCGCTGAATATCTTCTGGGAGCCGGGTGTTGAGGACATCCAGAAGAGCCGCAACGTGTTTACGGTGGCGCTCGTCGACCGCGACATCATCGAGGACGAATACCCGCAGTTTGCGGATAAGCTCAGCGGCAGCAGCATTGAAACGGCGAAATACGAGTACGACGACACGGTGGACACGAGCAACAAGGTCGCCGTGATCGACTGGTATTACCGCAAGAGGACCGCAGACGGGCGAACGGTGCTGCACTACGCGAAGTTCATCGACGAGGAGCATATCATCTACGCCAGCGAAAATGACCCCGAATATGCGGAGAGCGGCTTCTACGAAGACGGCGAATATCCGTTCGTGTTCGACGTGCTGTTCCCCGAAAAGGGCACACCTGCGGGATTTGGATATACGGCCATTGCAAAGGATCCGCAGCTCTACATTGACAAGCTGTGGGGCAACATCCTCGAAACTTCAATGATGGGCAGCAAGCGCCGGTATTTCGCGAGTGAAAGCCTGAACATCAACGAAGAAGAATTCCTTGACTGGCGCAAGCCGATCATCCACGTGTCCGGACAGATCGACGAGAGCAGGCTCCGCGAGGTAACGACGCGCCCGCTCGATTCCATCTACGCGAATATCGTGCAGATGAAGATCGACGAGATGAAGGAAACGAGCTCAAACCGCGACGTGTCCAACGGCGGCACATCCAGCGGTGCAACAGCTGCGGCGGCTATTTCTGCACTGCAGGAGGCGGGCAACAAGGCGAGCCGTGATATGATTTCGGCGTGCTACCGCGCGCAGGCGAAGATCGTGAAGCTGTGCATCGAGCGCATGCGGCAGTTCTACGACGCAGCGCGCACTTTTCGCATCACGAATGAAATGCCCTACGAGTATGCGCAAATCGGCGTGAACGAGATTGGCGATCAGGTGACGGGCGTGGACAGCCTCGGCAATGACCTGTTCCGCAGACCGGTCTTTGACATCAAGATCAAGGCGCAGAAGAAGAATCCATTCTCCCGCGCAGAACAGAACGAGCGGGCGAAAGAGCTGTATTCGCTGGGATTCTTCTCCCCAGACAGGGCGCAGGAAAGTATGATCGCGCTCGACATGATGGATTTCGAGGGCATCGACAAGATCAAGAGCCAGGTCAACGAGGGCGCGACGCTCTACAACGTCGTGCAGCAGCAGAGCGAGCAGTTGCAAAAGGCTCTCGCGGTTATCCAGCAGCTTACGGGACAGGACATGGGCATCGGAACGGCGGGAGGCACGCAGAGCGGCGGCTCGACACGTAAGAGCGGCAGCAGCGGCGGAATTGAGAGCAAGAACGCCGACGCGCAGAGCGCGCAGACACCGTACATGCAGAAGCTTGCCGAACAGTCTAAGCCGAACATGGACGCGGGCAGCAGCGCGGCGATGCCGGGGGGTGTAAGTGCATGACAATGGTTCGCATCGAGCACGAAATCGGCCGCTACATGATCCTGTGCGAAGGCCATTCGGCGGACGAGAAATGCTGCAACTACATTACTGGTGTGATGTACGCTTTCGGTGGCTATGTGAAGAACATGGAAGCCGATGGAGAGTGCGAGGTCTATGGCTTCGAGATAGACGATGGTGCGCCGCGCTTCCTTATCCACTGCGGCGGTGATGAGCGCATCAAGGCGGCATTTCTTGCGGCCTGCATCGGGCTCAAGCAGCTTGAGGTCACGAGGCCGGACGCGATCTGCGTGCACGCCAAAGAAAATTAAAAAAATTTTTCTCACCCGTGGTGAGTTGGAAGAAGCCGCATGTTACGCTTTAGGCGTGCGAGTGGCTTCCTCCTATTCATACGCCCGCGAGGGAGGGACGGCGTTTTTCTTCATCTTTTCGCCGCTCTCCCCCTCCCCTGCGGGCAATGGGAAGCGCTGCACGGCCTACACGGAGGGCCGAATATCCGCGATTTGACAAGCAGGAGGGATACCATGAACCTCAAAACCACGCTTCGCGTGATCCTGAGCCTCTTTGACGGCGGCGCTGCCGCTGCTGGGGCCGCTGCCGGTGCATCGGGCGGCGCTGAGGGAGGCGCAAGCGCACAGGGCGATACCACACAGGCAAGCTCTTTTCCCACCCGGAAGGGCAAAACGGGCGAATACGCCAACGTCGTGTTCGGCAAGCAGGAGACACCTGACGATACGGGGACCTCTTCTGGTGAGCCGAAAGGCGAGGGCGCGAAGATGCAGCAGCACGACGCCGGGGCTGCGGAAAAAGGCGGGGAAGACCTGAAAAAGGAGTTCCTTGACCTCGTAAACGGCAAGTACAAGGACGTGTACACTGCGGAGACGCAGCGCATCATCAACCGCAGATTCGGCGAAGAGAAAGCCAAAGACCAGAAGATCGCCGATTCGCAGCCCATTATCGATACACTGATGCGCCATTATGGCGTGTCGGACGGCGATATGAGTAAGCTGCGTGAGGCTTTTGAGGGCGATGCGGCGCTCAACAGCGTGCTCTACAACGCGGAAGCGGAGAATATGGGCATGAGCGTTGAACAGTACCGCGAGTATGCACGGATGCAGCAGGAAAACGAAGCGCTCAAACGTCAGGAAGAAGACAGACAGCGCCAGCAGAAAGCCGACGAGACTTATAACGACTGGATTCGTCAGGCGAGCGAGCTGGTCGGAACGGCGGACGCGCCGGGAGAGTACCCTGACTTCGACCTCAAGCGCGAAGTCGCAGAGAATCCGCGCTTCATTGCGATGCTGCGCGCTGGCGTTCCTGTAAAAGACGCTTACGAGGTATCCCATTTAGGCGACATTCAGGCTCGTAGCGCGGCGAAAGCTGCGGCGGAGATGGAAAAGCGCGTGATGGACAACGTCCGCGCGAAAGGAATGCGCCCGAACGAGAATGGAACCACTTCCCAGCCGGGGGTCATTGTCAAGAGTGACCCGAGCAAATTCACGAAGGCCGACCGCGCAGAGATCGCAAGGCGCGTGCGGCGCGGCGAGCGTATCGTATTCTGATGCCCGCCTAATTTACCGACTGCAAGAAGGGAGACAAAACTCTATGAAGAAGTTCAAAAACATTTTCATTCTGCCCGTCATTCTGAGCCTGTTTGAGGGTCAGACGAACGTGACGACCGATGCCGGTCTCTCGGGCGAGATGAAGACCTACTACTGCGACACCCTGATCGACAACGCCGAGCCCGAGCTGGTGCATGACCGCTTCGCGCAGAAGCGCAACATCCCCAAGGGCAAGGGCAAGGAGATCGAGTTCCGCAAGTATGATCCGCTGCCTAAGGCGCTCACGCCCATCACCGAAGGCGTGACCCCCAAGGGCCGTAAGCTGTCCATGACCACGCTGACCGCGCAGGTCGACCAGTACGGCGATTTCGTCGAGATTTCCGATATTCTCGACCTGACCGCCATCGACAACAACCTGCAGGAAGCGACGGTGCTGCTCGGCTCTCAGGCGGGCCGCACGCTCGACACCATCACCCGCGAGGTCATCAACGGCGGCTCTAACGTCCAGTACGGCGAAGGTCAGGTGACGGGCCGCCATCTGCTCGTTGGCGGCGAGACCACGGGCAACCACTATTTCACGGTGCGCGCCGTCCGCAAGGCGGTTCGCTTCCTGAAAACCATGAACGCCCCGCGCTATGAGGGCTCCTACTGGGCCATCATTCACCCTGACTGTTCCTACGACATTCAGGATGACCCTGACTGGAAGCGTCCGCACGAGTACAAGGATACCAGCAACATCTACGACGACGAGATCGGCAAGATCGCTGGCGTCCGCTTCATCGAGACGACCGAAGCGAAGGTGTTCCACGCGGACGATCTGACCGAGGGCGCACGCGACCTGACCGTCAAGAGCGCATCCGGTAAGGTCCTGACCGTAAACGAGACCATCACCACTGCCGACGCTGCAAAGCTGGCTGGACGTGAAGTCGTCATCGATGGTGCGCTCCTTGAGATCGAGAGCGCCTCGGCCGCGGCTGCTGGCAGCGCGACGATCACGCTGAAAGAAGCGCCTGCTGTCACCCCGACGGCGTCGACCGCCATCTATCCGGGCGAAGCCGGTGCGAAGGGCCGCAACGTCTACTCCACCCTCATCATGGGCGCGGAGGCTTACGGTACGACCGAGCTGACCGGCGGCGGTCTTGAGCACATCGTCAAGCCGCTCGGCTCTGCCGGTACGGCTGACCCGCTGAACCAGCGTGCAACCGTCGGCTGGAAGGCAACCAAGGTCGCCGAACGTCTGGTTGAAGCGTATATGATTCGCGTGGAAACGACTTCCACGTTCGATGAGACCCCGCTGACCTAACCACCAAGGGGGCGGCTGTGAACGCCGCCCCCGCTATTGAAACGGAGGAAAGACCGATGAGCGAAGCGAAGAACGCCGTTGCGGCTGTGAACGCCGCCCCCGCAGGCGAGGAGTACGTCAGCGTCCGCCTGTTCAAGGACAGCGGCAAGTACAAGGATGACCTGCTGGTGTGCGTGAACGGCGAAAGCTGCCTGATCCAGCGCGGCGTGACCGTGCAGGTCAAGAGAAAGTTCCTGTGGGCCATCCAGAACCAGATGAGACAGGACGCCTCGACCGCGAATCTCATTCAGACGATGAGCAGCGACTACGTTGAGAGCGCGAAGGCCCACAACGCGTAAGTGAATACGACCGCGAGACACGAAAAATGAGTTGCGACACGGCGCAGCAAGGGACGAAAAAGTCGCTCTTGCTGCGCCGTTTTCCATAAGAGAGGTGACAACATGGTTATTGAAAATGCTTACGCGCTCGAAGAGATCAAGCTCGGGCGCAGGGGCGAGAATCAGGCGCGCAAGGTCGTCTTTGACGTGCTGGGAAAGTGGCGCGAGGGCTATGGCGAGGGCGTGGCGAGCCTGATTGTGCAGCGAAACGGCGATGCGCAGCCGTATCCCGTGACGGTGACAGAAGAAGACGGCGCGCTCGTGTGGCTGGTATCGAGTGTTGATACGGCGGTGGCCGGTGAGGGCGCGGCAGAGCTGCGCTATACCGTTGGCGATACCATTGTGAAGAGCCAGATATATAAAACACGCGTGCGCGAAACGCTGGAAAACAGCGGAGAGGCACCGCCTCCGGCCTATCAAAGCTGGGTCGATGAAGTTTTGCGGGCGGCGGCGGATGCGGAGACGGCGGTTTCCAAGATGCCATACGTCGACGAGACCACGGGCAACTGGTTCAAGTGGGACGCCACGGCGGGCGCTTTTGCCGACACGGGTGTTGCCGCGACCGGTCCGCAGGGCGAAGTCGGCCCCAAGGGCGACACCGGCGCACAGGGACCAAAGGGCGACACAGGCTCGACCGGCCCCAAGGGCGACACGGGCGCAACCGGCGCACAGGGTCCAAAAGGCGAGACCGGCGCAACCGGCGCGACCGGTCCGCAGGGCCCCAAAGGTGAAACCGGCGCGCGCGGCCCGCAGGGAGAGCAGGGCATTCAAGGCGAGATTGGCCCCGCTGGCCCGCAGGGCACAAAGGGCGACAAGGGCGATGCCTTTACCTATTCCGACTTCACGGCGGCACAGCTTGCCGCGCTGAAAGGCGACAAGGGCGATACCGGCCCCCAAGGAGAGAAAGGTGACATCGGCGCGACCGGACCGACCGGCCCCGAAGGTCCGCGCGGCCCGAAGGGCGAACAAGGCCAGCAGGGGCAGACCGGCCCGCAAGGAGAGACGGGGCCAGCAGGCCCCAAAGGGGACACCGGCAAAGGCTTCAAGGTGCTGGGCTATTACGGCACGAAGGCTGCGCTGGACGCCGCGCAGAAAGCGACCGCAGCGGCGGGCGATGCCTACGGCGTGGGCACGGCGGAGCCCTACGACATCTACATTTTCGACGGTATTACCGGCGAGTTCATCAACAACGGCCCCTTGCAGGGCGCGAAAGGTGACACGGGGCCCGAGGGTCCGCAGGGCCCGAAAGGCGATCCCGGCGAGACTGGTCCTCAAGGCCCTGCCGGGGCGGATGGAGCCCCCGGCAAGGACGGCGCAAAGGGCGCGGACGGCCTGCCTGGGAAAGACGGCGCAGACGGTGCGCCGGGTAAGGACGGGACAAACGGACGTGACGGCGTGACGTTCACGCCGAGCATGAGCGACGACGGCGACCTGTCGTGGACGAACGACGGCGGCAAGGCGAATCCCGCGACGGTCAACATCAAAGGCCCCAAGGGAGACCAGGGCGAGCGGGGCGAGAAAGGCGCAACCGGTGCGACCGGCCCGCAGGGCCCCGCAGGCCCCGTGAACGTGCCCTCCACCACCTCTCTCATCAAGGGCAACGGCTCGGGCGGGCTGGTGGCGGCAACGCGCGGCAGCGACTATATCGCAAGCGGCAACATCACCAAGCAGACGCTGGTTGCATCGGAGACCACGCCCACCGAGAACTACGCTATCAACTGGTACTTTCAATAAGGAGGCGCTGAGATGGCAAGTGCAAAACTCGGCACCAAAGCCGTCGGCAGTATCGTCAAACTGAACGTCAACGGTGCAGCGAAAGAGTTTATCGTCGTCCATCAGGGCAAACCGAGTTCTCTGTACGACGAATCCTGCGACGGCACTTGGTTGCTGATGAAGGACATCTTCGAGGCCACACGATGGCACAGCTCGGATGTGAACAATCTGGAGAACAGCACCATCCACAGCATACTGAACAGCACGCTCTTGAACGCGTTTGAGAGCAACATCAGGGACGCAATCAAGCAGGTGAAGATTCCGTATCGCAAGAACGGCGGTTCCAGTGGCTCGGATCAGAGTGGTGCTAACGGCTTGCTCTGCAAGATTTTCCTGCTGTCCGGCTACGAGATTGGCTTCACGACCAGCGATAACCCCTACTTCCCGCAAGATGGTGCGAAGCTGTCCTACTTTGAATCTGGAACCGACACGTCCGCCAACAACAAGCGTATTGCGAAACTGAACGGCTCGGCCGACCACTGGGGGCTCCGTTCACCGTTCACCTACAGCACCAGCTTGGTGTGGCTCGTCAACTACGACGGCGTCGGCGAGACCAGCAAAGCATCCAACTCAACTGGCATCCGCCCCGCGCTCATTCTTCCGCCCGACATGGAAGTCGACAGCTCCGGCAATGTCACGCCACCCCCTCCCGCTACACACAAGACCCTCGTCAATGGCACAGCCTATGAAATTAAGGGTGGGAAGTGCCTCGTCAACGGCACGGTGTACAATATCCTCAAGGGCAGGACGCTCATCGGCGGGACAGGGTATGATATCAACTTTGAGCCGGATGTGAGCTTGACGTGGTACTTCAATCAGACACTTTCAATCCCTGTTTCTACTACGTCAACCACGTTTAGCACACGCGCACACTACGAAGGAGGCTCCAAAACAATTACAGGAATCCAAATAATAAACAGGGGGGACAATCCCAACATGTCATATTTGGGAAGCGGTTTTGCCCCCACTGCATGGGACCAGCGTCGCGGGTGGCGCGACACAGCATACCGCACCATTACTTTCGACGAAGCCCCCTCGGGCGATCTTCTGGCGTGGCTGCAAGAGAACGCCACGCCGCAATAGAAAGGAGCACACATGAGTATCCACATCAAAGTCAACAACACGGAATACCCCGCTACGGTCAACGGCAACCGTACTGACCGCTCGTGGGACGGACGTGACACCAAAACCATCTACCTCACCATGTCCCACGACGCCGTGGCGGCACTGCTGCCCGACAATACGCCGTGGAGCATCGTGCAGCGCGATATGGTGGACGTGCTGGACGAGCAGGGGAAGCCCACGGGCGAGACCAAGGAAGTCGTCAATGAGTACGACAACAGCGAGTACAGTCTTGCGGGCGACATCACCGACCACCGCGACGGCACGGTATCCATTAAGATGGGCAAGCCCACGGAAACGGAAAGCGCCAAAGCGACCGTTACCGCCCTTGCGGGTGGGCCGGTCACGTATGCCCGCGCGGTGAAACTGCGCCCCATTATCGAGCAGGCAGCGGTCAGCCTGAGCGACGGCGAGGCGGCGAGCGTGCCGGAACTCATCACGGCATGGGCGTACCCCGTGGCTTGCGCTAAGGGCGACCGCAGGAGCTACGGCGGCAAGGTGTACAAGTGCCGTCTGGGTCATACCTCGCAAGCCGACTATACGCCGGACAAGACGCCCAATCTCTGGACGATCATCAACGTCGACCACGCAGGCACGCAGGCAGACCCCATCCCCGCAGCGCGCGGCATGGAATACGAGTACGGCAAGTATTACCTCGACGGCGAGGACGGCAAGACGTACAAGTGCGAGCGTATCGGCGAGGCCGCGGGCGGCAAGATCGTCTTGCAGTATTTGCCGCATGAGCTGGCGGGGCAGTATTTCACGGAGGTCTAATGTATGAAAATGCTGAAAGCTATCCGTGACGCGGATGCGCTGCGGCCTAACAAATTGAGCACGCCGCGCAAGGCGGAAATCCTCATGGGGCTTGAGCACCGAATTGCCGAAATGATGGGGGTGGAAGCCCCCACCCTCAAGGTGAGCGTGGAGGATGACACCGCGAGTGTCGAAGACATGGAATTGCTGCTGCCGGACGGCCACAACGAGTGTTACCACCTGTATTTGGCAGCGCAGCTCGACGCTTACAATCAGGACAGCGCGCTCTATGCCAACGACCACGCCATTGCCAACGAGGCGGTGGCCGATGCTATGGCATGGTGGCGCAGGACCAACCGGAAAGAAAGCCGGGGCAACTGGAAGGTGTGATGACAAGTGCCGACGACATTTCAGCTGGTGGAGACGACCTTCCCGAACGGCGAAGGCAAAGACACGCAGGAGCAGATCAACGGGGTCTACGACTACCTTTTCGTGCTTCTGGAACAGCTTCGGTATACGCTTTTCAATCTGGACGGGAGCAACATCAATCAGAATGCACTGAGCGAGTTTATCAAGAATATTTCCGAGCCGATCTACGCCAAGATCGAAGATACGGACAAGAACGTAAATGAAATTTCCATTACAGCGAAAGGATTAGATGCTCGACTTAGCGATGCTGAGGGGGACATCACGCAGCTTGACACAACGGCAAAGGGCTTGCAGGCGAGCATTTCGAACCTCGACGGCGCGATCACAAACATCAAGGCCGACGTGAACGGCATCCGCGCGACGGTAAGCACCAAGATCGACGCGACGCAGGCACAGAGCATTTTCGACCAGAGCGCGACCGGCTTCACGCTGGGCGCGACGAGCGGCGAGAACGGCACGATCTTCAAACTCAACTACAACGGCGTGCAGGTGGCGAGCACGGGGACTGTCGATCTGCACGTCAAGGCAGTCAACATCGACGGCACTCTGACGGCGGGCGCGCTGCGCGGCGGGAGCGTAAGCCTGCTGGCCGGAGATACCCCTGTCGGCAGCATGGATCTTGCCTACACGGGCACGGGGCAGGTCGGCGTCGGTCTGACGGCGACCTATGGCGGCATGAAGATGCACGCAGCGGGAAATATCTTTCTTGAATCCAAGCTGGGGCCGTTTGCATTGATCGGAAAAGACGATGCCAGCGACTACCCTGTCGTCTCGCTCGGCGGCGGCTATCTGGTGCTGAGCGGCAACTACACGTTCGGCGCTTCGCCGCCGAGCAACGCGCCGTATGGCACGGTGTTTTTCATCGAGGAGTAAGGCATGGCGAGCTTTTATTGTACGCTATCACCGGTCGACGGAGACGGGACGCAGCTCAGCGTGTACGCCAAGTTTACTGGCGGCTCGGATGATTACACCTTTAAGCGGCTCATCGACGTGCGCATCACCGGCGTCGGAACATTTGAGTTCAATTCCACGGCAGTCGGCGGCGGGGAGAGCACATTCGTCGGCACGATCACGGGGCTATCGCCGGGGACGACATACGAGTGGGTGTGCAACCTCTATTATTGGGGCGGTGACTGGATCGTATCGGATTACTCCGACGAGGGTACCGCCACAACGTACAGCGGCGGCGGTGGCGGCGGCGGAAGCAGCGCGAAGGCGGTTATCAATGTCGGGACGTATGCCTATCCGAACTGGAAGAGATACCGCGCGATCGTCAACATCGGGACGTATTCCAACACAAATTGGCTATCGGTTCGACCGGTCAACAATTACGGGAGCTATTCGCAACCCGATTGGAGGTAAAGAGCATGAATGAAAAGATCAAGCAGGAAGCGGCGCACGCGATGCGCCTGATCGGCATTTTGAACGTCAACGGTGATGCCGTCGACGTGGTGGCAGCGGTGCGACAGTCGCTTCGCAATATTGCGATGATCTGCGACGGCACGGAAGCACCGGAGAAGAAAGAAAGCGAGGGGCCGGATGAGACTGCCTGAGATCACGGCGTATATGAATCGGCGCGTGCAGCAGGAGAAATTTGGCGGGATCAACCACACATTCGGCGCGGCGGGCGGCGAGCTCTACGACATGAAAAACCTGTCGGCGCGATACTTCCCGCTTCTTGCCCCCCGTGCGCGGCGCTATACCGTCCGAAAGGGTATGGGCAAGGCGAACGGCATTTTCAGCGCAGGCAAGCTCTACGAGGTATACGGAACGAAGCTCTACATCAACGGCGAAGAGAAGACGACGGTCGCAGACAGCGAAAAGACTTTCTGTGCGCTGGGAGAACGCGTGCTCATCTTCCCTGATAAGATTGTGTGCGAAAAAGACGGCACGATCAAGCCGATGGAGGCGAGCTACGCCGCGGCGGGGCTGAAATTCGGGAATGGCACGTATGCCGACGAAAAGGCGGCGGCAAACAGCATCACGACGACCGGCGCGGCGTTCCCATTCAACGTGGGCGACGCGGTGACGATCTCTGGCTGCACAAAGGAGCCCTACAACAACCGCACGCCCATTATCCGCGAGATCAGCGAGGACAAAAAGACGCTGCGCTTTTATGAAAATACTTTCCGCCTGCCCGATGGGCAGGAAAGCATCACGGAGCCCGGAACAGTCACGCTCAAGCGCAGCGTTCCCGATATGGACTTCGTCTGCACGAACGAAAACCGCGTGTGGGGCTGCAAGGGCGACAGCATCTTTGCTTCAAAGCTCGGCGACCCGTACAACTGGAATGTGTTTGACGGGCTATCCACGGACGCGTTCAGCGTGGAGAGCGGCACGGCGGGAGCGTTCACGGCGTGCGTGAGCTACCTTGGCTACCCGTGCTTTTTCAAAGAAGACAAAATATTCAAGATGTACGGCACGATTCCGACAAACTTCCAGCTCATGTCGAGTGCTGTTCTCGGCGTGATGAAGGGCAGCCACAAGAGCCTTGCTGTGGCGGGTGAAACGCTCTATTACCTCTCAAAGGTCGGCGTCATGGCGTACAGCGGAGGAATGCCGCGCTGCATCTCCCGCACGCTGGGCGACGATGTGCGCCTCTCCGACGCGGTGGGAGGAAGCGACGGCCTCAACTACTACGTGAGCCTGAAAGAGGATGGCAAGGCGGCGCTGTACTGCTACAGCAGCGAGAACGGCGTGTGGCATAAGGAAGATGCGCTTGCCGTGGTGCAAATGGCCTATTCGGGCGGTATCATGGCCTTAGTAGACGGCGGGTGCGTGCTGCTGGGGAATCCGGCAGATATCCCGACCGGCGCAACACGCGAGGGAGCTGTTATTAGCGAGGCGGAGTTTGCTGACTATGACGGCGGCTCATTCGACGCGAAGCGCGTGCAGCGCGTACGGGCGCGGCTGGAATGCGAAAAGGGCGCAACGGTCGTGTTCCTTGTCAAGTTCGACGGCGGCGCGTGGGAAGAGGTCGACCGCTGCGGGGCACAGGAGAAAGACGTTTTCACGCTCAACTGCCCGATCCGCCGCTGCGACCACTTTAGATTAAAAATCAAAGCCACAGGAGAATACCGGCTCTATGCGCTCGAGTACGAATACGTGACGGGCGGCAGAAAGTGAGGGGACAATGGCAGATAATTTCAAACACAAGAATACAGACCTGACGCTCATCAACGATTCGGGCGACCTTGATCTCATCCGGCAGTATACCGAGGCCTACAACAAGGCATATGCCGAGGGAGACAAGGCGGGCCAGCAGGCGGCGCACGACGCGGCGGAGAAAATTCGTGCGAAGTACGACTATTCCGGCGGCGTGGACGGCAGCGAGTACATCAAACTCGGCACGGGCGCGAGCCCTGCAAAGGCTGACACGAGCTGGCTCGATAAGTTGGGCGACAGCAAATACAACTACGATCAGAGCGGACAGATCAGCGCAAAGCTCGACGCGCTGCTGAACCGCACGCCGTTTTCCTACGACGCGGCGAGCGACCCGCTCTATCAGCAGTATCGCAAGCAGTACACACGCGAGGCAGACCGCAGCGCTGAGGATGTGCTCGGCAAGGCGGCAGTTATGACGGGCGGGATGCCGTCCACGGCGGCGGTGGCAGCGAGCCAACAGGCGAGCGACTACCAGATGAGCCAGATGACGGACAAGATCCCCGAATTACAGCAGCTTGCCTATAGCATGTATCAGGACGGCTTGAATGCTGACCGCGCCGACCTGAATACACTCATCGGCCTTGAGGACAACAACTACAACCGCTGGCTGGCTGACCGCAACTACCTCTACCAGCTTGCGCGCGATCAGGTGGGCGACCAGCAGACGGCGGATGCGCTGGCGTATCAGAAGCAGCAGGACAAGCTCAACTATAACTACCAGAAGGAACGCGACGCCATCGAGGACGCACGCTATAATGCGGAATGGCAGTATAAATTGCAGCAGGCCGCGCAGGCAGCGGCGGGGAAGGCAAGCGGCGGTAGCTCTCGCCGGACTTCCGGTGGCGGGACACGTAGCGGAGCTACCGGCGGAGCGATGGACTACGAAGGCCTGTTTGCTGCAGCACAGGCGAGCGGGAACCCCAAGAGCTGGCTTGCGCAGAAGGCTAACTACCAGAGGTACGGCTTTACGTCTTCGAGCGGGCTTTATTCCGACTATGAAAACTGGCTGGAAGGTCAGAACGGTGGAGATGACGGGGGAGGGCTCAGCAGTAGCGCTTCGAGAATATTATCGAGCTTAGAGAAGATGAAGACGCAGACCGGTAGCAATACAGGCATTGCAAACACGATTGCGGTGTATGCAGATCAAGGCAAGTTGACGGATGAGGAGGCGCGATATCTGTTCAGCCACTTTGGCTATGACCCGGACGAATGGCTTGAATAAGCGGAGGTAAATTATGCCGATCAAAAAGGAAAAGCTGGATTCTATCAAGGGATATCGTGAGTATCAGAAAAAAAGTGGGGCGGCTGCTGCGGTCAGCAGCCCCGCTCCCTCTTCCTACGCACCCGCGCAAAAGCCTGCGAGAGTAAAGCAAGACAAGCGGGAGCAGATTTACACTTATTATCGATCTGTTTCTACGCCAAAAATGACAGCACAGGAGAAGAAGGCAACGTCTCCGATGTTCCGCCAGCAGCCGACCATGCAGCAGAACGTCGTTACACCAAAAAATCAAAGCGCCCTTGCGCAGAATCTTGCGCAGGGGGCCTTACAGAAGAAGGACGCGAAGAACTACCAGAGCAAAGAAGCGTTCGAACAGCACGTGCAGGAGGTAAAAGCCCCCACGGTCGCGCAGCGCGTCGGCGATACCGTCAAGGGCGCGGCGAAAACCTATGGCGCGGGGCTCGTCAACCTTGCTGGTATGGCGCAGACCGGCAGCGGATTGCAGCGACGCGAGGAAGCAAACACCGAAATTGCCCTGTGGGATCAGGATATCAAGGCACAGCGGGACGTTCTTGCAGACCCTATGAGCACCGAAAGCGAGCGCGACACTGCGCGAAATGTCATTGCGGCACTGGAAGCGCGGAAAGCTGCATACCTGAAAGCTTACGGCGAGGGCGGCGAGGTCGAACGGACGGCGCAGGGCATCTACTCTGTTGCCGACAAACTGTCCGACAGCGGTACAAGAGACATTGAGCGCGCCAAGAAAGATCTCGGCGCAGCGGGCCGCCTTGCCGTGGATGTCGGTGTTGCAGGCGCGCAGATGGGCGCAGACGCAGCGCTGGGCCTGCTGACAGGCGGCAGCGCGCTCCCGGCGATGTTTGTACGCAGCACGGGCGGCAGCGCGCAGGAAGCCCGCCGCGCGGGCGCGACGCATCAGCAGCAGGTCAACTATGGCTTTGCGTCCGGCGCGCTGAGCGTGGCAACGGAGAAGATCGGCAACGCGGCAGCACCGTTCAAGAAAATGTTCGGCAAGGGCTTCTTAGATGGCGTCATCGAGCGCACGATGTCTGGGCTCAATAACAGCGCGGCGGGCAAGATCGCGCTGTCGTTCCTTGAAGAGGGCGGCGAGGAGGCCATCGAAGACCTCATTCAGCCTGCCTTGCAGATTATCTATAACGGCAAGACGCTCGGCGGGAGCTATAGCGAGCTGGAAGCATCGGAAATTCTGAACGACTTCCTCGTCGGCGGCATCCTCGGTGGGCTCGGCGGTGGCGTGGAGGCCATCGGCAACCGAGGTGGGCGCTATTATGACAGTCGTGCCGAGCTGCCGAAGACGCAGGCAGAGACGCGCAGCGACGCGGAGATCGTGAACGGTATTGCTGACCGGCTCTTTGCGCGCTACGACAGCATGATCGGTGAGAGCGGGCGCAAGGCGATTCGCGGCTCGTACCAGGATGGCAAGGACACGGCGGAGCACGTGAAGGATTTTATCCCTGCCTATAATGCGGGCATGGAGGGCAAGGCGAACCCGAACCCGACAAATGAGACGGCCTATGCAGGCTATGTCGCAGGGCAGAACGACGCAAAAGCTGAGACGCGCAAGAAGACCTTTGCGCAGGAGAGCGACGGCGGCAGCGGCCTTGTCTATGATGATTACGTTTCACGTGAAATGGACAGTGCGACGGCAGACGAGATCAACACCGTTGCAAAGGCGCTCGGCGTACGCGTGCGCATGGCTGACGCGGTGCGTGGCGGCACGGCTAATGGCGTCATCGAGGGGAACGAAATCCGCATTGCAAAGGATGCGCAGGACCCCGTGATGCAGGTCGTCGGCCATGAGTGGACACACCGTGTGCAGGAGCTTGCGCCCGAGCAGTACACGGCGTTCCGCGATGCCATCATGGAAGACCCCGATGTTGCCGAGGCGGCGAACATTCTGTATGAGCAGTATAACCGCATGGGCGTTGATATCAGCACGGATGAAGCGCTGGACGAGGCCGCGGCGAACTACGCGGGTGAGATGATCGCCAACACGGACGTGCTGAACGAATTTATCCGCAGGCACAGCGAAGACCGCACGCTGCTTGAAAAGCTTCGCGACGCGATCCGCGAGATCGTAGGCAAACTGACCGGCAAGGCGAAACAGCAGGCACAGACAGCGGAGGGACTTTTGCAGCAGGCGTTTGAGGCAGCGGCGCAGAACAGTAAAAATGCCGCCACAGAGGGCGGAGTGCGGTATTCCCTGAATGAATTCGCAGACGGTAAGCGATTTGTCGATGTGCAGACGGAGCAAAGCCAATTTGACGGGCTGGATGACAAGCAGAAAACGAAGCGAGCAATCCAAGTCATCAAGGAAAAGTTTGCAGGGAAAGTCATCGGCATTGATAATCGCGTGTTTGTCAATGGCCGAAGTGCGGCGGAATATGGGCACCCGTCCAAGAATATTTCTTCCGATATCCGCGATGTGAAAATGAGGGCGTCTACGGAGTTGGACAACCTGATTGATGCAGGGACTAATTTCAGAACGGCCCCGGACGGGAAAGACGGGCATGTCCACCCCAACGCCGTAGGGGACTTTCAATACTTCGATACGATGTTCAAGGTCGGGAACGAGTACTACAAGGGCACCGTTAATATCGAACCGGTTTTAAAGGGGCTGCTTCTGAAAGACATTACAAAAATAGAAAACATCACACAGGACATCAGTAGCTCATACGGGCAGAACCCGAAGTCTACATTCCTGCGTGATGCTTCTATGGATAGTATACGCGCCGATGGCGAAAATGTCAATGGGGACTATTCCCTCAAAGGCACGGAGAACGCGCAGGAGATCGCGGCGCTCAAACGCGAGAATGAGACCTTGCGCGAGCGCGTGGACTACTGGAAGGGGCAGACGCGCCGCAGCGACGGCGTTCGCACCGACAGCAAGAGCGTGGAAAAGGCGGCGAAGGAGCTGACACGCCGCTACAGTGCGGATATCGACAGCGGCGAGATCGCGGGCGACCTTGCAAGCCTGTATGACTACATCGCGCGCGGAGGTGACGAGACCGGCGAGCTGACCTACACCGAGGCGAGAAGCCGCGCGGATTCTATCGCCCAGCGCATCGCAGAGAGCGCCATCGCAAAGGATGACGAGGTATACCGCGAGTATAGCGGGCTGCGCAAGTACCTGAAAGATACGAAGATCACGCTCTCCGCCGAGGATGCGGCTGGCATCACGGACTACGCCGACTTCCGGCGCAGCCTCTTCGGCAAGGTAAATCTCGGCAAGGGCGAGCACACGAACGTCGATCAGGTCTATTCCGAGCTGGCGGAAAGCTACCCTGAGTTTTTCAGCGAGACGCGCGAGAACAACGTGAGCGACCAGATCGCGCGCATCGCGGACGTGGCAAATGAGTTGTACAGCGTCAGCGAGTATAACCCGTTTGAAGGCTATATGGGGCAGGCGGTCAGCGCCATTTCGAATGACGTCATGGAGCGATTCTTTGACCTGCCGCAGGCAAAGAAAACCTTTGCCGACGTGCAGGCAGAAAAGCTGGATGCGGCGAAAGCAGCAGGGCGCAAGGCCGCGGCGGATGCAAAGCTCGCCGGCCAGATGGCACAGGGACGCACGGACGCCGTGAAGCTGCGCCACACGCAGGAGGCATTGCAGAAAGCTCGCACGCAGCAGGCAGAAAAGCTGGATGCGCTGAAAGACCGTTACCGCGAGAAGGACGCAACGCGCCGCGAGGGGCAGAAGCGCCGCGAGCTTCGTGCGAAGATTACGCGGCACGCAAAAGACCTGTCGAAGAAGCTGCTGCGCCCGACGGACACAAAGCACATCCCCGAGAATATGCGCTCGGCGGTGGCGGCAGTGCTGAACAGCATCAATCAGGAAAGCGCCTACACCGTGGACGAAAGCGGCAAGCACGTCTATGACGGCAGCGGCACGCCGACGCAGCGCACCGAGGCATTCCGCGCATTGCAGAAACAGTATCAAGATATTCTTTCAGGGAAAGAGGCAGACGGCGACGATATGGTCATTGACCCGTCGCTGCTCGGCACGGACGGCTCGGACGGCTTGCTTGGGCAGGTTATCGGAATGGAGAACAAGCGGCTCTCTGAGCTGACGCGCGAAGAGCTTGGGACGATGTGGAAGACCATTCGCGCGGTGGAGAAATCCGTCTCGACGGCAGGCAAGGTGCTCTCCAAGAGCAAATTCGAGACCACAAAGCAGATGGCGGATGCCTTCAAGGCCGACGTGAGCACGCGGCGGAAGAAGCTCGGCAACAATACGACAATCAGCTTAGAGACGCCGTACACGTTCTTTGCACACTATGGCGAGACGGGCAAGAGCATCTACCGGATGCTGCGCAATGCACAGGATTCTCAGGAGATCATGGCGCGTGACATTGCCGAGAAGACGCGAAAAGTGCTTGGCGACGAGCTGGGCGAGGCGGGCTTCAAGGATATTGCTGGAAAGGCTATCCACGGCGACCTGAAGGGCGCGCTACGCGACGCGCGCGGCAGCACCATCGGCAAGTGGGAGGCGGAGACGCACGACATCACCGTCGCAAACGGCGGTAAGCTGACACTGACGACGCCACAAATCATGGAACTGTACCTTCTGAGCAAGCGCAAGCAGGCACTTGGACATCTGCTCGGCGGCGGTGTCATCCAGCCGGAGATCAAGAGCGCGGAGACCGGCAGGACGAAAGTGCCGCGCGGCACGCAGCAGGTCTTTTTGACTGATGGCGATATCGAGCGCATCACGGGCAAGTTGACGGACGAGCAGAAGCGCGTGGCGGACGGCTTGCAGGAATTGACGGCGACTACGCTTGCCAAGTACGGCAACGACGCGAGCATGCAGACCTACGGCTACCGCAAATTCACCGAGAAAAACTACTGGCCCATCAAGTCCGCAAAGGAAGCACTGCACAGCAACCTCGAAAAGGATAGCGGCAATGTGCGCTCCATCAAGAATATCGGCATGGCGCAGCAGGTGACGCCGAGCGCGAACAACGCCGTGGAGCTGCGCAGCGTGTTTGATACGTTTGCCGACCATGCCTCTGACATGATCGACTACGCGGCATGGCTTGCACCGATGGAGGATGTAAACCGTTTCTTCAACTTCCAGTACCGCAATGACGCGGGAAATAAGACCGGCGTGAGCGTCAAGGGCCTGCTCGACGAAAAGGGCGGCAAGGGCGCGCAGCAGTACTGGCAAAAACTGATGGGCGACATTCAGAACGGCATCGGCACGAAAGACTTTGAGCCGATCACGGGCAAGATGGGAAAGTTCGTCGGCAAATTCAAGGGCGCGTCTGTCGGCGCGAACATCCGCGTCGTCATCCAGCAGCCGACGGCCTTCTTCCGCGCGGCGGCGGTTCTTGATCCGAAGGACATGGCAAAGGGCATGACCGGCGGCGTGACGAAGGGAAGTGGCTGGGAGAAAGCGCTTGAGCATTCTCCTATCGCAATGCGCAAGGACGTCGGCAGCTTCGATATCTCGTCACCGTACACGCTGAAAGACCGCTTCTACGGTAAAGAGAGCGTGACGAACAAACTGAACGACATCGCGGGGGCTGCTGCCGGCAAGGCGGACACCGCGACGTGGGGGAAGCTGTGGAACGCCTGCGAGTGGCAGGTGAAGCGTGAAAAGCCCGACGTCCGCGCGGGCAGCAACGAATTTTACAGCGCGGTCAACGATGTGTTCTCCGATATGATCGATCAGACGCAGGTCGTCGACGGAATCTTGCAGCGCAGCAACATCATGCGCGGCAAGAGCACGCTTTCACAGCAGGCGACGGCTTTTATGGGCGAGCCAATCATGAGCATGAACGTGCTGCTTCGCAGCTACGACAACTTCCGCTATGAGGAGAACCCAGCGAAGCGCAGTAAGGCTTTGAAGACGCTGGGCCGCGCGGCGACGGCGCTGGTCGTTACGAACGTGGTGAATGCGCTGGCGCAGAGCATCGTCGACGGCCTGCGCGATGATGACCGCGACAAGGACTATTGGGAAAAGTTTCTTTCAGCCTTTACGGGCGTGGAGGGGGACGAGAAGAACGTGCTCGAGTTGATCGGCAACGTCGTGCTGAACGGCAACGTCGGCAGCAACATGAACCCCGTGGCGCAAATTCCATTCGCAAAGGATGTTCTCTCGCTTGCGCAGGGCTATGATGTGTCGCGCCCTGACATGGAGGTCTTCTCCGATCTAATCAACGCGGCAAAAACCTTTGTTGACAGCGCAGGCGGCAGTGGAAAGAAGACCCGCAAGGAGGCCACACTCACGCTTCTGGCTGCGGCGAGCAAGATGTTTGGTCTGCCGGTCGCCAACATCAAGCGCGACCTTGCGGCGACGCTGCGCACCATCGCACAAGCGAGCGGCAGTCTCGGCTTCCAGTATGAGGTGGAGAAGTTCAGTTACAACCTTGCCAACAGCGGCAACAAGAGCCGGTTTATCGGTATCCTCTATGATGCGCTGGAACAGGGCGATTACGCGACCTACGAGCACGTCCGCCGCAACCTGATGGAGCAGATGGGGCTTGACGGCGAGAGCATCCAAAGCAGCCTCAAGACCCGCTACAACAAGAAGGCCGAGAGCGAGGCCAACTACTCGTTCCCGCAGAAGTCGCTTGACCTGCTGGGCATTCGTGGGAAGTACGCCTATAATATCGGCGAGGACGAGGACAAATTCAGCGCGGCGGACCTGAACGCGAGCTCGTTCAGCAAATATGAGACGCAGAAGGGCGAGGCCTACCGCACGCAGGCTGATAAGGCAACGAGCAGTGGCGCCTTCTCCCGCCTCTCTGACGAGGGCAAAGACAAGGCGCTCGGCTACGTCGAGAGCTACGCCGAGGCAGTGGCGCTGAAAGAGAACTCCGGCGGGCAGTACGAGATCACGACCAAATGGATTCAGAATGCGCAGGAGGCACAAAAGCAGTACCGCATCGCCCCCGGCGTGTTTGCGGCCTGCAAGGTGGCGGCGAGCGAGTGCGAAATGCTGAAAGACAAGGACGGCGACAGCATCGACTATAGCAAGGGATTGCAGATCATGGAAATGCTGTTCCGCTCGGGGCTTAACGAGCAGCAGCGCACGGCGATGTACGAATATCTGGACGTGCCGAAGAAGATTCGCCATTGGAACCGCGCGCGGGTGGACGAGCAACTTGCAATCGCACGGAAGAAAGCGGCGTAAAGAAAAAGAACCTGTCGGATGCCCGGCAGGTTCTTTTGCCCCGTGGTGAATTTTCGAAGGTGGCATGATAGGCTCAATGGAGAACACCATAAAAATAAGGGGGCGTGAAAAATGGACAATGCAAAGCACTACGATGATGCGTCGATCGCGTTGATCGAAAGCCGCTGCAAGAGCAATACCCACCGCATCAACGAGTTGCAGGAGCACCAAACGGCGCTTGACCGGCTGGCAACGTCGGTCGAGGTGTTGGCGACCAAGCAGGAGACCGTCGAGGGCGATGTCAAGGAGATCAAAGAGGACGTAAAGGCCATCACAGGAAAGCCCGGGAAACGCTGGGACAGTCTGGTCGACAAGGCTCTCGCAGCGCTGGCGGGCGCGTTTATCGCGTGGCTGCTGAGTGGGGCGGTCGGATGAAGCGCCTTATCAAAAAGGCATCGAAATTGCGAACGAGGAACATCATTTTGATTATCGTTGGCATTTTCATCGCCGCTTTTGTGATCTACACGGTCATCTTTTACAGCATCAAGGGGTGGCAGTGGGACAACATCTTCCCGTACCTGCTGGGTACGGGCGGCATCATTGAAGCCTTTACCGGGCTTCTGACACTGGTGGAAATTATCGTTGGACGAAAACGAAAGGAGAAGAACAATGAAGTTTGAAATGAGTAACAAGGTGTACGATGTGCTCAAGTGGCTCGTGCTCATCGTACTGCCCGCCTGCTCCGGCCTCTACGCCGCGCTGGCGGGTGTTTGGGGCTGGGGGTATGTAGAGCAGGTCACAACCACCATCAGCGCCGTGGCACTGTTTATCGGCGCGCTCATCGGCGTATCCAGCGCCAACTACAAAAAGGAGCACGGCGATGTATCACAGTAGGGACATCGCCGACCTGCGGGCAGACGTGCGCGCGAACTGCGTCATCTTCCTCGACCTCTGCAAAGAGGCGGGCTTGCCTGTTCTCGTGACGGAGACGGTACGGGACGACGAGTATCAGCGCCATCTTGCTGCGAATGGCTACGCGGCAAAGACCGCGACGCGGCCGACGTTCCACGGCGTCAAAGCTGGGCTGGCGTTCGACATCTGCAAAAACGTCAAGGGGCACGAGTACGACGATCCGTCGTTCTTCGCCCGCTGCGGGCAGATCGGCAAGCAGGTCGGCTTTTCGTGGGGCGGCGACTGGAAGAAATTCCCCGACAAGCCGCATTTTCAGTGGGACGGCCATATGCGATACACAGGGAGCATGATCTTGGCGGGCAAGTATCCGCCGGAAATGGAGGAGTACATGGATCAGGCAACGTTTAACAAGATGATGGACGCTTACCTTGCGCAGCTGCGCACGAAGCCCGTCTCCACGTGGGCGGCGAAAGACTGGGCGGCGGCAAAGGCTACGGGCATCACGGATGGCAGCGCCCCGCAGGGGCTTATCACGCGGCAGGAAGCCGTGACGATGATCCAGAGAGCGACAAAATAACGGTGTCCGATTTGGGCACAGGAAGGAGCGGGCGGCGAAAGCCCACGCGCAAGCGCCTCTGCAAGCCCTACACGGGCATGAACAGTCAGCACAGGTCAATCCGCGCGCAATTATCCTCTATGGCCCCCAAACGAGCCGTGGCGTATATCTTATCCTTCGAACTGCCGCAGGACGAGGCGTACTGCCTTATCGAGTGCGACGTGCGCGGGAAGAGCCGCGTCGAAGTCGCGGAGACGCTGCACGTCTCACCGGAGTACGTGAAGACGCGGCGACGCCGGGCATACAGCAAAATCGCGGACGGTATCAAAAACACATAAAGAAGAGACCCTACAAAGACCTTTTTCAGGCTCTTTGCGGGGCCTCTTTTTCGTTATCATTGAGACAACAAAAGGAGGTGCGCGCATGGGATACTTTGGCAATCCTTATCAGCCGCAGCCAATGGGCTATAACCCCTATGGCGGATATGCCCCTGCAAGCCCGCAGAACGGCGCAGGAGCGATGCAAGGCTTTGCGGGTCAAATTACCCGCGTGAACGGAAGAAATGGCGCAGAGGCGTTCAGGCTCGCTCCGAACAGCTCTATTTTGCTGATGGACGAGAACGACCCCATTGTCTGGCTCAAACAGACGGATGGTGCGGGGTATGCCACCGTCATGCCGTACACAGTCGCGCCGTATCAGGCGGCTGCGCCGGTAGACGTCAACAGTCTTGAAAACCGCGTGAAGAGATTGGAGGAAATACTCAATGCCAAATCCGATGATGCAGATGCTACAGAGAAGCAGCAGAAGACCAAATAACCCTCTTGCGATGTTGGGAGAATTTCGCAAATTCGCTGCAGGCATGACGCCCCAGAAAGCGCAGCAGGAAGTCGAAAGACTTTTGCAGTCCGGGCAGATGTCTCAGGCTCAGTTCCAGCAGCTCCAAGAGCAGGCAAAGGAGTTCATGCAATTTCTGAAATAAGCCGGTGCGCAACGGTTTATTTATAAAATCTTTCAGGAAGGAGTTTTGACACATGGATAGTGGTATGTCTCTCAGCGATATCGCCGCGGTCACCCGCGGTGCGAACGATGAGAACGGCTGGGGTTCCGGTTGGTTCCTCATTGTCGTGCTCTTCCTCTTCATGTTCGGCTTTGGCGGCAACGGATGGAATCGCCAGGGCGAGTTTGGCCAGTACGCCACGGCTGCGTCGCAGCAGGAGATCCTTTTCGGCCAGCAGTTTGGCCAGCTGAACGACCGCTTGACCAACATCGGCAACGGCATCTGCAATCTCGGCTACGAGATGCAGGGCGGCATCGGTCAGCTGGGCAAGGAGGTCGCGCTCGCACAGAACGGCACGAACATGGCCATCATGCAGACCGGCAACGACATCCAGCGCCAGATGGCAGACTGCTGCTGCACCACGCAGCGCGGCCTTGACGCCATCAACGCCAACATCGACGCTAAATTCGCAGCGCTCGAAAAGAGCCAGCTCGAAGGCCGCATCGCACAGCTTGAGCAGGCCAACAACCAACTCTATCTGCGCGAGCAGATGTGCGGTGTCGTTCGCTATCCCAGCGGCTACACCTACAGCGCGGGCAACTCCCCGTTCTGTGGCTGCGGTTGCGGAAACGGCAACATTTGACGCCCTATTCGGCGAGGCAAGCGGGGCGGCAACAGCTGCTCCGCTTTTTAATTTTTTAGGAGGGTAAAAATATGAGCAAGTCTGCAATTTACACGACCAACGTCAGCAATCCCACCGTTGCGGCCGGCGGCATCGTGCCGGTCGGCTCGACGACGCGCCGCTATGGCTGCAACATCCGTCAGGACGGCAACGCGATTACACTGTGTGGGCAGGGATATTACCTTGTCAATGTCAGCGCGACAGTCGCACCCACGGCTGCCGGTACGGTCAGCCTGACCGCACAGAAGGACGGCGTCGCCATCATCGGCGCTACGGCAGCTCAGACGGTCGCAGCAAACGGCGTGGCAAACCTCACTATTACAGCTATTATCCGTAACGCCTGCGGCTGTGACGGCTCTCTTCTGTCGCTGGCGCTCGACGGCGTAGCATCGGTCGTCAACAACCTTGCGGTCACGGTCGAAAAACTGTGAACGACGATTCAGATGCTCTGCTGCTCGGGATAATTTTGCTGCTATTTGCTAATGCCATAAATAATGTCGAAGCTGCAGAAAGCGAGGGAGAAAATGAAACTCATTGAAAAACTGTCGGCGATGGTCGACGAGGAAATCGAGGACGCGATGAAGTACGCGAAATGCGCCCTCGAGTACAAGGACGAACGTCCTGCTCTTGCGAAGACGTTTTACGAGCTTTCCGGCGAAGAGATGCATCACATGACGATGCTCCACGCCGAGGTCGCCGGCGTCATCCAGAAGTACCGGCAGGAGCACGGCGAGCCGCCCGAGGGCATGAAGGGCCTCTATGACTATCTGCACAGGAAGCAGATTGAGAGGGCTGCCGAGGTTCGGACGATGCAAGGGATGTTTCGCGAGGGATGAGCGAGCCTAAAAAATGATGCACTATTAGCCCAAAAGGCCTCTGCCCGCAATGGGTAGAGGCCTTTTATGCGAGGGTAACTGCGGGGGTAACAGGATAGAAATATTGGGCATAATCGAGAATTTGCCAGAATAGTCTAAATATGAAAAAACCTCGGAACCGCAATGGTTTCGAGGTTTTCTTGGTCCGAGTGGCGAGACTTGAACTCACGGCCTCTTGACCCCCAGTCACCGAAAAACGACGGAATATCAACGGGAAATCGTTCGATGGGGGTAACGAGGGGGTAACAGAAAAATTATATTGCATCGGTGATTTTTCGAAGGTCGGTGAGGTTGACATCCTGATAATACCGCAGCATTTCGGGGCTTGCGTGACCGATCAGCTCGAGTTTGTCCTTGTCCGATGCCTGAATGTTTTTCATCAGCGTCGCGAACGTATGACGGCACGTATGCGGGGAGTACTTGTGCCGCTTGTTTTCGATTGGGTTGTCAATGCCGATTGCCTTTAATGTGGGATAGAAAACCTCGTCGCGAAAATAGTCATACCTGAACGCTTTCCCCTCTTCGTTACAGAATAGCGCGCCGGATATCTTATCTTTTGACAGCCGGTCTATGATGGGCTGAATCTTTGGCGAGATCGTGACGGTTCTATTCTTGCCCGCTTCGGTCTTGATACCAGCGCGAAGCACCTTTTCTTTCTTGTCGTAGTTATCAATCGACAGGCCGAGAAATTCTGTAGGGCGGAAGCCGAGGTAACACATGCAGTAGATATAGTCGGCGTATGGAATCACGCCGCACGCCTCTTTTATCTTCTCGATCTGGTCGGCATCAAAGCTCGCGCGCGGCGCGGCGTTTTCGCCGGTGACGGTGAGATACGGAGCCATACTCATAGGGGCATATCCGCGCGGAACGGCATACTTGTAGATCAGGCTGCACACGGTGCGCATATTCTTTTTCGTCTGTTTGGCGCGCGGGCAGTCATCAATGCATTCTTGGATGTCATCAATCTCGACCGCGGCCAGCTTCATAAATTCGATCGGTGCAAAATACTTTTCGGCAGCGGCGTAGCAATTCAGCGTGGACTTGTCGGCGCGATGCGTTGGGAACCAAAGCTCATATGCCTTGCGCCAAGTGATATCCTTTTCACGGGGCTTTTGCGTCCGCAGCATAGGGATATATTCTAAGGCTTCTCGTTTTGTGCGGAAGCCGCATTTTTTCGCTTTCACGCGGGTCAGCTTGCCTCCTTCTTCACGGTAGCCTTTGGTGATTTCGGCTACCCATGAAGAGCCGCGTTTATAGACCGTCCCTGTTCCGTTGCCGCGCCTTGTGGCTTTTCGGTCGACAGATGCTTGCTTTTTGCCGCACATAGGACAAAACAGCGCGCCATCCGGCAGCGCTGCTTTACATTTGATGCAATTCGCCATGTCAGCCCCTCCAAAATCCGTAATCGGCGCAATGCAGATCGATATACAAGCACCATACAGCCAGCAACACCACCATAATAAACAGAATTAAAATCACGCCGTTGCGGATACGCACACCGCGCCGCATGATCTCGATGGTATCAGCCTTTGCGTCAACGTGGCGTTCCAGCTCGTCGTTGCGCGCCTGCAAGGTTTCCTCGGTCGGCGTCAAGTGTTCGGAAATTCCGAATATTTCATCAAGGGATATGCCGAGCACCTTGCAGATCGGCGCGACGGTATAGATGGACGGAGCTTTCGACAGCTTGGAAAAGAAGTTCTGGACGGTGGACAGCGGCACGCCGGAAGCGTCGGAAATGTCCTGGTAGGTCAGTTTCAGTTCTTCTTTACGAAGTCTACACAGTTCTTGAATGTTCATTTACATCACCTTAACTTTTCCGGTTTTCGTACTTTTCGGGTGCCAAAAGTGGGCCTGTCGAACGCGGTCGAATGCCGTCGTGTTGCAAGGTCTTGGTATTGAAGTGGTAAGGTAAAGCGCGATATGGTCAAAGCAAGCAGCGGCGACCGCTCCCCGCTGCTGCTGAAAAGCCCTCGCCGTTGTTGCAGAGGCGGCGGGGGCTTTTGCTTAAATGTTAGTCCCAGCACACCGGGCAAGCACCATATCCAAGATAACGGCAGTATTCAATGTTGTGAGCGGTATATTCGTCTGCTGCCCGATACACGGGGCACGAATACCGATGATAGTACGCTGACCCGTCAACAATGAACCCAATACGATAATTCAATACCATGTATTCGTTGAAATATGTATTCCTTGATTCCAAATCTTTGATTTGTGACTTCAATTCGCCTACGTTATCGCGATATGAAGCGATTGAGCTGTTTAACTGGGTGATTCTTTTATTGAGCACACGGATTTCCTCGGCAGATTCCGCCGAATCACTCGCCAAAGAAACGCCCTGCCAAACATTCCCGGCAAGGCTCAAGGCGAGCGCGACCGCAAGGACGATTGATAACGTGCGCGTAGAATTCTTCTTGACCTTCTTTTCGTGGATGATGGCAGGCAACTCCGGCTCGGACGGGACGGGATCAGGCGAAACCGGAGCTGCCTGCACGGGGAATGATTCTGAATTCGGCATAACATCTTGGGCTTCCGAAGTATCAAAGGCCTCCGGAGAAAACAGAAGCCGACGCTTACCGAAATATATCATGCAGAAGTAAAGCCATACCGACAAGAAGATTGCGGCAAATATGTTTCGCCCGAAATATTCAAACTCGAATAACTCCAAGCTCGCACTATAAGTGGCCAGAAAAACGCTATAAACGATTTGCCACCCGAAAAGTGACGCATAGTATTTAACACCGGCCCATTTCATTTTGTTCAGCCCGACGAGGGCTCCAAACAGAAGAATGATTCCGACCCACATATATACGGCGTCTATTATGAAGTATGGCCTTGCAGCTTCGGTTGCTGTTCCAATTGCGGCCGTTGCCTGCATTGCTCGGAAGAGGTTCAGGATAAAGCCAAGTGGGAGACCGATTCGAGCAATCAATTTGTAAAACTTCATTGGGGCTTCTGATTCGCGAAGATAGCACGGGCGTATGAAGTGCGCCCGAATTGCAGAAATCACAGCTGAACGCCTCTTTCTCTGATATTTTATTCTCTTTTCAAAATACTGCGGGTCGTTGTATATTCCCATTTCCGTGATTGGCGGCCGTGGTGAAATGAACCTCGGCGCGGTATATGATAAGTGAAACTATTTACATACGGAGGATACATAGATGAAAGACATCGACAGCGAAATCTTACAGGCGTTCCGCGATCTCAGCGATGAACAGAAACGTATCATTCTTGATTCTTTAGCGCCTGCAACTGTGCCAGCAGCATCTTCTTTTGATCGTCCGTAAGTGTGCGGACATATTCCATTAACTGAGATTCCATCGGGGAAAGGCCGACGTCCTTCGGGGCGGCGGCTTCTTTTTCTGCGCAGTCGTCCCCTATTAGATCGGCAACAGTCACGTGGAAATAGTTTGCCAATTTTTCCCGAGTAGTATCATTTGGCATTTTCCCTTTTTTCCATCCGGTCGCAGCAGCATTTGAAAGGCCGATTGCTTTGGCTACACCTGATGGGTTCAGACCGTTTTTAGTGCAGAGGGATACGAAATTTTTGTAAAAAGTAGTTAATTCCATAGGACGTTTTTGAACAGATCGACGAAGATAGAAAAGTTAACAATTTTGCCTTGACTTCTAACTATTCTAACCGTATAATTTGGACGTGGAGTTGAAAAAGGGAACATAAAACCAGACCCCGACGATTCATTCGTCCGTGTCAAGCTCTTATGTGGTTCGGCTATCTGCATAATAGCACGGTTAGTTAACTTATGCAACCCCAAATTTGACTGCGGCAGGAAAAGGAAGCCGCCCCGATGCGTGAGCATCAAGGCGGCTGCGGGGCAAAAATGTGCGAGTAGCTTCATCTTTTCTCCTGTTAGCTGACCTACTTTCGCCGGTTAGCTAAGGCGATGGCGGCAAGAGAACGAACGTCCTTGTCCTCGTGATGCATCAACTTGCCAGCAAGCGACGCGAGCTCGGACGAAGTATGTGCTGCGTTTCTCATGCGATCACCCCCTTTTATGGAGATAACCCCGCGAAAGCAGTATAGCAAACTTCCCTGCCGCAGTCAACAAAATTAACAGAATGAAAAGGGAGGAATGGCTTTGCTTGAAGCATGGACTGGCCGTGCAGTCGGAAAGATGCACACCAACCGCATTTCGTTTGAAGAAGTCGCGGCTGAGATGGGCGTGACAAGAGCCTATATCAGCATGATCTTGAACGGAAGGCGCAAGCCGCCCGATGCGCGAAAGCGAGTGGAGGGCGCAATCGACGCGATCATTGAACGGCGCGCCGAGGATAAGGAGGACGCATGAACGAGCTAATCAAGATCACTTACAACAATGACCGCCCTGCGGTCTCTGCGCGAGACCTGCACGACTTCTTGGAGGTCGGGGCAAGGTATAACGACTGGTTCCCGAGAATGTGCGAGTATGGCTTCACCGACGGCGATGATTTCAACTTACTCAAAATTGAGCGGGTTCAAAACGAGGGCGGACGTATGGTCACCCGAACGGTTGATGATGCGGTTCTCACCATCGACATGGCGAAAGAGCTTTGCATGATCCAGCGCAATGAAAAGGGCAAGCAGGCTCGCCAGTATTTTCTTCAAATTGAAAAGGACTGGAACAGCCCGGAGAAAGTTATGGCTCGCGCGCTGCAAATCGCAGGGGACAAGCTCAAGCGGCTTGAAAGCAAGGTCGAGGCCGATGCGCCAAAGGTGCTTTTTGCCAACGCGGTCAGCGCAAGCAAGACTTCGATCCTCGTCGGCGAGCTGGCGAAGCTGCTGAAACAAAACGGCGTTGACATTGGGCAGCACCGACTGTTCCGTTGGATGCGCGAAAACGGCTATCTGATTCGTCGAAACGGCACGGACTTCAATATGCCAACACAAAAATCAATGGACTTGGGGCTTTTCACCGTTAAGGAAACAGCGATCACACATTCTGACGGCACGGTGACGGTGAGCAAGACCACGAAAGTCACCGGCAAAGGCCAGCAGTATTTCATTCAGAAGTTTCTTGGAGAGGAAGGAGCACGCATATGACGGTGGAAGAAATGCTTGCATCGGACAAGCCGGTGCTGACACCGGCGGATATCGCGCCGGTACTCGGGCGGAAGCCCTATTCGATCAGCATTGCGGCGAAAGACCACCCCGAACAGCTCGGATTTCCGGTCAGCCGCATCGGAACGATCACGGTCATCCCGCGGCTTTCGTTCCTGAAATTTCTCGGATATGAGGTGGAGGCATGATCGACACGTTGTTTTTCGGCGGCATCGCCGCTGCGGTAATCGCGCTCAACGGCTGCGACTTCACGACCTCCCTTGCCGTCATCGGCGCGTGCGCGGTGTGCAAGGTGCTGTATGATCTGCTGCCGTATCTCGACAGGGGGTGCAGACGATGAGATGGCACGACAAGCGCACGAGAGAGCAGCGCAAGGCCGATGAATCGGCATTGATTGCGGCGGCGTGCCTTGGCGCGACGGTCATCTTGATCGTGGTTGCCATTTTAGCCACCAGCGCGCAGGCGGTCGAATCAAGCCCCGAGGAATCCTCGGTAGTCTCAGAGGAGTATGACCCCGCGTGGGACATTCCCGCGATGGAAAGCGCCGTGTGCGATGACGTGTTCCTTGGCGAGTTTACGCTCACGGCCTATTGCCCCAGGCGCTGCTGCTGCGGCAAGTGGGCAAGCGGCTACACCGCGACCGGTACGCTGGCGACCGAGGGTCGCACGATCGCGGTCGACCCGAAGGTGATCCCCTACGGCTCGCGCGTCCTGCTGATCTGGCCGGACGGCACGCAGCACAGCTATATCGCCGAGGACTGCGGCGGCGGCGTGAACGGCAACCACATCGACGTGTTTTTCAACGACCATCAGGCGGCGCGCTATTTCGGCGTGCAGAGCGCGATGGCGTATTGGGAGGCGGAGGAATGATCTACCGCTGCACCTGCTGCCACCTCATTTTCGACGAGCCGGACGTTGTCCTGCATCGCGTGAATCTGGACGGGGAGCGGGGATACCAGACCGAGAAAGAGCTTTTCTGCCCGGACTGCGGCGCAGAGGAAGCCTATTTCGAAAACTACAGGGGAGACGAAGATGAAGATACAGAAAATATCGACGCGCGGCATGAGCCGTGAGGAGTGGCTCAACGAGCGAAAGAAGAGCCTCGGCGGAAGCGACATGGGTGCGGTGCTGGGGCTGAACAAATACCGCTCGCCATACACGGTATGGGCGGAAAAGACCGGAAGGATCGGCGAAGAGCCGGAAAACGAGGCGATGCGAATCGGGAGAGACCTCGAGCCGTATGTGGCAAGCCGCTTTGAAGAGGTGAGCCGCAAGGGCGTGCGCCGCATGAACTACCTGCTGCGCCGCGAGGATTGCCCTCACCTACACGCCAACATCGACCGGCAGATCCTCGGCGAAAGCTCCGGCCTTGAATGCAAGACGGCAAGCGCGCTGAATGTCAAGCGCTACGAGGGCGGGGACTTTCCTGAGAGCTACTATGCGCAGTGCGTGACGTATCTTGCCGTGACCGGCTGGCAACGCTGGTATCTGGCGGCACTGGTGCTGGGCAAGGGATTCTATTGCTACCAGATCACGACCGTTCCCGACGATGACGTGCCGAAATGGTGCGAGAGCAGCGTGTATGTCAGCCCGGAAGAGATCGAGGCCGTCAAGCGCTGCGCGGAGGACTTCTGGCGCGAATACATCGAGGCCGACAGCCCGCCGCCGATGGACGGTATGGAGAGCACGACGGAGACGATCACGAGCATCTACGAGGGCGGCGGCGGCGAAGTCGAGCTGTTCGGGCGCGAGGGTCTGATCGAGCAGTACCAATACCTGATGAGCCGCAAGAAAGCCATCGAGAAGGACGCGGACACTATCAAGCAGCAGCTGATGAACGACCTCGGCGACAACGAGACGGGGTTCTGTGGGCGCTACACGGTCAACTGGAAAGGGCAGAGCCGCCAGACGTTCGATGCGAGGGCGTTTGCTAAGGATCACCCGGGCATGGACTTGAGCGGCTACTACAAAACGACAAATTTCCGCAAATTTGCGGTGAAGGAGGACAAAGAAAGATGAAGGAAGGATTGATTCAGAACGCACAGGGCGCACAGGCTGTCAAGGCAGGAAAGCCCACGATGCAGCAGTACATCAAGCAGATGGAGGGTGAGATTGCCAAGGCACTGCCGAGCGTCATCACGCCGGAGCGCTTCACGCGCATCACGCTTTCTGCACTGAGCGCAAACAAACAGCTTGCGCAGACCACTCCGCAGAGCTTCCTTGGCGCGATGATGACGGCGGCACAGCTCGGCATGGAGCCGAACACGCCGCTTGGGCAGGCGTACCTGATTCCGTATCGCAACCACGGTCAACTGGAATGCCAATTCCAACTGGGGTACAAGGGGCTTATTGACCTCGCGTACCGCAGCGGTGAGGTCAGCATCATTCAGGCGCAGGTCGTTTACGAGAACGACGAGTTTGAATATTCCTTTGGCCTTGAGCCGAAACTCAACCACAAGCCCGCCAGCGGTGAGCGTGGCGAGCCGAAATTCATCTACGCAATGTTCCGCACGAAAGACGGAGGATTCGGCTACGACGTGATGAGCGTTGAGGATGTTCGCAACCACGCGAAGCGCTTTTCCAAGGCCTACAGCAACGGGCCGTGGCAAACGAATTTCGAGGAGATGGCGAAGAAGACTGTGCTCAAGCGCGTGCTCAAGTATGCGCCGCTTAAGAGTGACTTTGTTCGCGCGGTGGCGCAGGACGAGACCATCAAAACGAAGATCAGCGAGGACATGTATTCTGTGAGCGATGACACGGTCATCGAGGCGGAGAACTTCACCGTGGACGAGACGACCGGCGAGGTCATCGAAAGCGACGGTGACGCACAGTGAGCATGAACCGCGTGTGCCTGATGGGACGCATCGGGCGTGACTTGGAGCTGAAAAAGACGAACAGCGGCGTATCCGTTGTGTCGTTCCCTCTTGCCGTTGACCGCAACGGCAAAGAGGGCGGCACAGACTGGATTGACGTTGTCGCATGGCACGGCACGGCGGAGGTGCTCTGCAACTACGCTGATAAAGGTCGCATGATCGGCGTCGAGGGGCGCTTGCAGATGCGCGACTGGACGGACAAGAACGGCAACAAACGCAGGAGCTACGAGGTGCAGGCTGACAGCGTGTATTTCGCGGACAACAGACGCTCGGAGGGTAATGATACTGCCGCACCGCAATACACCACAGAGAGCGCCGCAGGAGGCTTTGCAGAGGTCCGCGAGGACGACGGCGAGCTGCCGTTTTAAGGGAGTAGTCTATGGCAAAGAGCGGGATCGATTACTTTCCGCTTGATGTCACATTGAACGCAAAGTTTGAACTGATAGAGGCAGAATTTGGCTTGACAGGATTTGGTGTAGTCGTTCACTTGCTGCAAGAGATTTACGGTAAGGCGGGTTACTACATTGAATGGACAGAGGAGGTTGCGCTTTTGTTCGCCCGCAAGGTCGGGTTGGGTGGGAGCGTCGTTTCTGAAATAATAGAGGCTTCTATCAGGCGAGGGATGTTCGACAAAGAGAAGTATGACAAGTACCACGTATTGACCTCTAAAGGCATACAAGAAAGGTACTTCGAGGCAGTCAGCCGCCGTAAAACTCTCGAAGTCGATTATAACATCCTTCTGGTTGATGTCGCCCAAATTTTGCCCAATGTTTACATTTCTGCGAAAAATGTAAACATTTTTTCAAAAAATGCTGACATCGAACGGCAAAGTAAAGTAGAGAAAAGTAGAGTAGAGAAGAGTAAAGAAGAGTACATATTATGCGCTGAGCCGCAAGCGGCTGACGCGCCGCCGGTGATTTCTTTGCCGCTGAATGACGGGACTTTTTTCGACGTGTCGGAGAACGACAGGGCCAAATGGTCGCAGCTCTATCCGAGCGTTGACGTTCTACAACAGCTCAGAAACATGGCAGGGTGGTGCGACGCGAACCCTACCAAGCGAAAGACACGCGGAGGGATTAAGCGTTTCATTACTGCTTGGCTTGCCAGAGAGCAGGACAAGGGCGGCAAAGCGCCGCAAAATAAGCCGTTTGTCGGCGGCGATGTATTCGCCGAGATGTTGGAGGAGGAAAAAAACCGTGGAAAGAGCTGACGTAATTAGCCTTTTAGGGCGATTAAAACAGGCCTATCCGCAGGCCTATGCCAAGATGACCAGAGCAGAAGCCGAAGAGCTGGTTTCCCTCTGGTTGGACATGCTGGGCAGTGAAGACCCTGCCGAGGCGATGGACGCAGTAAATGCACTGATTGCCGAGGATGCGAGGGGATTCCCCCCGAAAGTCGGCCAAGTGCTGGCAAAGATCAGGGGTACAGCTTCCCCGCACGTCTCGGTGGCGTGGATGAAGCCATACATCGAGCGGATAGCCGAACAGGAGGTATTCATGCCGAGCGTATCGCGTTATGCGAGAGAACACGGGCTGACGTGGGAAGCGGCGGATGCCGAAATGGCAGGCGGTGCGCCGTGAGCGGGTATCGCGGGGGCATTTTCAAGTGCCCGTTTTACTCGCGGGACTACCGTGACTATCTCAACTGCGAGGGTGCCCAAGTCAAGCTGCCAAAAGAGGAACTGGACGAATATACACGGCGCTACTGCGCCAACGAAGAATGGCGGCGCTGCCCGATTGCCCGGGCGCTGACGCTGCACTACGAAAGGACGGAGAACCGATGAGCGAAAGAAACAGAGACAAGGTAAAACGGCTTGAGCACGAGCTCGGCAGATACCAGAAAAAAGTCGGCGAGCTGATGAAACTGAACGCGCAGCTTTCCAAGCGCGCCAGTGGCGTTGCCGAAATCAGCATTGCAACCGACGCGCTGCTTGCACAGGTGGCGATTGCCTACGGTGAGGACGCAGTAGACCCCGACACGGGGGCGGTCATCGGCAAACGCCTGATGCTGCCGAAGTTCGACGCACGGGAAACCTATCGCAAGTACGAAGTGCATGCCAGAAGGGACGGCGAAAATTACATCATCGGCGTCGGTTTGCGGGATGATCCTGCGGACGGCAAACGAGAAGCCACCGGGGACGCACCTGAGAGCACGCAGGAGCGCTCGGAATACGAAAAACGTGAAATGACACCCGTGGAGGATAAAAACGCGCAGAGCGCGTCTCATGGCGATTTGCAGGAGACCGACGATGGCACTGACATCAGCTGACCTTGCACGGCTCGGACCGCAGGCGCAGAAGCAGGTGCTTGACAAGTTGGCAGGCATGAAGAAGCCGAAGAAGAACAAGTACGGCAACCGAAAGGTCGTGCGTGACGGCATCAAGTTTGATTCCGAGCGTGAGGCGGCGCGATTCGCCGAGCTGACAGTGCTGCGAGCGATGGGCAAGATTCGCGATTTGCGGCTACAAGCGAATTTTACCCTCGTGGAGGGATACACGACCATCGAGGGCAAACGCATCAAGCCGATGGTCTACCGAGCGGATTTTGTTTACGAGCGGGCGACCGAGCCGGACTGCAACGGAACGGTGCATTGGCTGCAAGAGGTCGAGGACGCGAAGGGCACGAAAACAAAAGACTATCTGCTCAAAAAGAAGCTGATGCAGGACAAGTTCGGCATCACGATCCGCGAGGTGTGAGATGAGCTTTGAGCATTGCCACATCTGCAAGCCGCCTGTGAGGCACGCGGGCTGTCACAACGATTGCCCGTACTACGCGGCGGATATCGCCGCACTCCGCGCGGCGAAGGAAGAAAAGCGCCGCTTGACGGACGCAAAATGCGACTGGCTGCGCGCGCGCCAATTCAAGACGCGGCGCTATCAACGACTGAAATGAGGGAGCGAAAAAGATGAATGTAAAAGACACTGCGGAACGAATTCGTGGGCTGAGAACTGCTGCTGGCATGAGCCAAGCGAGTTTTGCCGCCATGTGCGGCATTGAGCAAGGGCAGCTGTGCAATTACGAGATGGCGCGCATCATGCCGACTATCCCACTGTGCGAGCGGATTTGCCGCGCCGTCGGCATCAACCTGCTCGATTTTCTGCGGGAGGATGACAAGGGAAAAAGCGGAATCCCGACCGAGAACCGCATTGGCGAGAGGGTGAAAGCCCTGCGCCTGATGCGAGGGATGAACCAAACAGAACTTGCAGACAAGTCCGGCGTCACAGACAGAACGATTTCGTCTATCGAGCGCGGCGAGCGATACGGTATAGTCACAACGTATCTCTATCTTGCCGAAGCGCTGGACGTGTCCATCGGGGCACTGTTAGGAGGGGAATGATATGAGCCGATTTGTTATGAGCAAGACGCCATGGGAGCGCTGCCCATATCCGGGCCTCAAAGCGGCGCTGGAAAAGACCGACTACAACCAGGCCACGCTTGCCGAGGCGACCGGCATTTCGGCGACCAACGTGAGCCGGTACGTCAAGGGCGACGTGGATGTGACCATCAGAGGGCTGCTCGCGTTGGAGGATTTGACCGGCAAGTCGTTCCGCGAACTGTTCGGGGAATGCGAGGGAAGAGGATGAAGCACCTCGGCGATATTACGAAAATCAATGGCGCGGAGATCGAGGCCGTGGACGTTATCACGGGCGGCTCCCCGTGCCAGGATTTGAGCATTGCAGGGAAACGCGCCGGATTGGCCGGTGCAAGGAGCGGATTGTTCATGGAACAGGTTCGCATCGTAAAGGAGATGAGAGAACATGACAGATCGAACGGACGGACAGGTGACATGGTCAGACCTCGGTTTATGGTCTGGGAAAACGTGCCCGGAGCATTCTCAAGCAACAAAGGGCGAGACTTCGCGGCAGTCCTTGAAGAGATCATCCGCATCGCAGAGCCGGAAGCCCCCGATATTGAAGTGCCTGAAAAAGGCTGGAACACCTGGGGGGGCTACCACGATGACGTGGGAGGACGATGGAGCGTGGCTTGGCGAGTGCATGACGCGCAACACTGGGGAGTCCCCCAACGTCGCCGTCGTATCTCGATTGTCGCAGATTTTGGAGGAGACACCGCAGGGGAAATACTCTTTGAGCGCAAAAGCGTGTCAGGGCATCCTGCGCCGCGCGGAGCGGCGGGGGAAGAAGCTGCCGGAAATTTTGGAGCGGGCGCTGGCTGCGCAATCTCGGTCCACTTGACGCAAGACCCGATTACAAGCAAAGAAAAGGCAATGTGCATTTCGGCCGGCAGCAGCAGGGGGCAAGCATCGTGCGGAGTGATCTGCATGGCGACGCAGCAGGGCGGTGCAGAGATTCGCACAGACGACAGAGCACCTACGCTGACCGCTGCGGCCGGCATGAGCGGGAACAATCAGCCGGTGATCTGCGCGGCCTTTAAGGCGGGGCAGGGTGCAAAGGCGAACGGCATCGGCTACGCCGAGGAATGCGCGCCGACGCTGAGCGCGGTATCAAACGGGCCGAATCAATGTCCGTCTGTTTTGATATTTGATCGCGCGCAGATCACATCGCCGAATAACCGCAGCACCGTCGGACTGGACAAGCCGTGTCCTGCACTGCACACCTTCGGCGAGGTCCCGGCGGTTTGCTATCAAATGCAGGGCTTCGGTGATTATCGCGAGGGCAATGTTGCGAGCAGCTGCAAGCAGCGGGACTACAAGGACAGCACCGATTTAGTGGTCAGCAGTGTTGATTGCCGCAATTTCACCGAGGGAGGCGAGATCAACGGAACACTGCAAGCCAAAGAGAGCGGCGGGCAGAGTTTGAATCTGCAAAACACTGTCCGCACGGGAATGATCGTGCGCCGCCTCACGCCGATGGAATGCGAGCGGCTGCAAGGCTATCCGGACGGCTGGACGGACATCGGCGAGTGGCGCGACAGCAAGGGCAAGCTCCGCGACAGCGCGGACAGCCCGCGCTATAAGGCCTGCGGCAACTCGATCGCGCTGCCGTTTTGGGACTTTTTGGCAAAGCGCATCAGCGCGCAGTATTTGCGCCCCGTTACGATGGGCAGCCTGTTTGATGGCATCGGCGGGTTCCCCCTGGTATTTGAGCGGCACAACGGCAAAGGCACGGCACGATGGGCAAGCGAGATCGAAGAATTTCCCGTTGCCGTTACAAAACTTAGATTCGGGGAGGAATGACCATGTACATCATTTCAGGGCAGCAACGGCATTATGAGCGTGACCACGAAAGAGACGACTGCACACGGGCGCGTCGCCTACATCAACGAGGTGCACCGCTACTTTACGGCGGAGGCGGATATCACCGGGAAGATGCTCAGAGAGAGTTTTAAATTTTAACAATAATCAGGAGGAATTTCATCATGAACAACAATCAGGACTATATCGTTCGCTGCGACTGCGCAGGCGTATTTTTCGGAAAGATCAAGGAGAGAAACGGCTCCGAAGTCACCATGACTGATGTGCGTAAGCTGTGGAGCTGGGATGGCGCATGCGCTGTGGAACAGCTCGCACAGGACGGCACAAAAACACCGGGCAACTGCCGTTTTACCGTGACGATTCCGTGGATGACCGTGCTGGGAGCAATCCAGATCATCCCGTGCACGGATGCTGCATCGGTGTCGCTTCGAGGCGTAAAGGAGTGGAAGAGATGACGCTTGAGGAGAAGACCAAAGCATTCCTGACGGCAAATTCCGGCTACGGCGACGGCTACGGCGACGGCTACGGCTCCGGCGACGGCTCCGGCTCCGGCGACGGCTACGGCTCCGGCTCCGGCTCCGGCTCCGGCTCCGGCGACGGCTACGGCTACGGCGACGGCTACGGCTCCGGCTCCGGCGACGGCTACGGCTACGGCTCCGGCGACGGCTACGGCTCCGGCTCCGGCGACGGCTCCGGCTACGGCATTAAAAGTTTCAATGGAGAACCAATCTATCGAATTGACGGCGTAAATACGCTGATTCGTTCCGTGCGCGGCAACACCGCGCATGGGGCAATCGTGAACGCCGATTTGACGCTCACACCGTGCTATATCGTCAAGCAGGGAAATGTTTTCGCACACGGCGAAACGCTGCGCGAAGCAATGGAAGCGCTGCGAGGCAAGCTTTTCAAGGATATGCCGGAAGATGAACGCATCGACACGTTTCTGCGAGAAACAGACCGCGAGAAAGCATATCCGACACAGTATTTTTACGACTGGCATCACCGTTTGACCGGCTCATGCGACATGGGCAGAAAACAGTTTGCCCGCGACCACGGTGTTGATCTCGAGCACGGCATAATGACGCTGGCGGAGTTTTTGGAGTTGACAAAAGACGCTTATGGCGGCGATGTGATCCGAAAAGTGATTAGTAAGATGCAGGAGGTGGAGTGATGAAGAGACTGACAAAATATCTCGCAAGCGGCGCAGCGGATTACAATTATCCGGCAGATTGCTACGGTGGCAATGATTGCAATGACCGTGCGGCAAAAAGCGCGTACAGACAGACGTGTGTGGAGCGTCTTGCAGCCTACGAGGACACGGGGCTGACGCCGGAGGAGGTTTTGCCGAAGGATAAGGCGGACGAGATCGCGCTGAAGCTTATGCGACTTGCTGATTTGGAAAGTTTTTGCAGCTATGACCGCCTGCGGGAGCTGGCCGAGGCCGACAAGGACGGGCGCGTGGCGGTGCTGCCGCGCAGGGTTGGCGATATAGTGTGGGCGAATCTTGATGGGATGCGGCACCCCCGCAAATGCGTGATAGAATTTGTGAACATTGGCAACCACGTTACGACCATTGTATTTTCTGCAGTAGATGGATCAAGAGAACAGTACGGGGTCAATTCCAGCGCATTTGGCAAGACTGTATTCGTCACCAGCGAGGAGGCGGAGAAAGCCTTAAAAACAAAGGAGGGGTAATATGCCGCATGGTAGCGCAAGTCAGTCTGGCGAGCATAATGGCAACTATAAGCATGGTGGGAAAGGAACAAAACTATGCATGGAACAGGAGGGCGGACAATGGATGGAGGTGACAGCGATGCGAAATCCGTGTAAGGACTGCATCTATTTCCACAAAGAGAACAGGACTTGCCAGTCGAAAAAATGTGCCACTGGCGGCAGCGGAAAAGTGTCTTGGGTTGATAAGCTGTTTTGTTCTCCATGCAAAAAGAACGGAGGCGCTAAGCGATGAGGCTGATTGACGTTGATGAATTGGGTGTGGGGAGGTGCAGCAAAGATGTTCTCCCCGCGGCGTATTGTGCTGGTTGGAACGGCTTACTTGGCTTGATAGAAAAAGCCCCAACAGTAGATGCTATGGTCGTGACGCGGTGCAAGGACTGCAAGCACTATCGCAACCACCCGAACGGGCTGTGCTATTTGCACACTGAACCGAAAGAGAACAAACGCGGGTATTCCGGCGAGCTGGTTTGCGTAGAGCCGGACGATTTTTGTAGCTACGGCGAGCGGAGGTGGGAATAATAATGGCTGAGTATTTTGCAGAAAGAACGTGCGATGTGTGTGGAACCAGAGTTGCAGTCAAAAAAAG